AAGATTCGATTCAATCTTGATGATAGCTCGGATCTCTTTATTCGCAAACGTTTCAACACCAATCCTCAACTGGTCTCTACTGCAGGCACATTCTTCCCAGCCAAAGCTAAGAAGAATTATTGGTTAGGAGAGACTTTCGAACAAGCCGTTCGTATTGGGACCCACGCCGGCGGCTGTTTTACCGGTGACACCGCTGGAGTTGGCGGCAGTGGTGACTTAACAAGCGCCGCTCTGCATGGTGTAATGCTTCCGATTGCTTTGTCGGGAACTGTCACGACTGGCCCTCAAAATCTGAAAGGAATCGGCGCCTCCTCTGCAAGAGGTAAGGCCGGCTGGTTCATTGCTCAAGATTTGGGAACATCCGCAGCTTTCGAACCTACCGATATGCAACAGCTTTTCCGCTTGAAAGATCGCGGACATGGCGAATGGCTGCAAAAGAACGTTAAAGTTTCTATTCAGAATATTAGAAAATCCACAAACAGTGTGAGCGACTACGGCACATTCAGTGTTGTTCTGCGGTCCTTAATGGATACGGACAGTAATGTTCAAGTTATGGAGCGTTTCGATAACTGTACGCTTGATCCCACGTCGCCCAATTTCATCGCACGCAAGATCGGAGACAAATATCACTCATGGGATACTACGAGCCGCCGTCTTAAGACATATGGCGAATATCCCAACCAGTCTAAGTTTGTGTATGTTGAAATGAACACTGAAGTAGAAGCCGGCGCAACTGATGCCGAACTGCTTCCGTGGGGATATTATGGTCCTCCTCGTCTCAAGTCAGTCTTGAACGCATATGCCGCGGATGCGGATGAGGGGCAAGAAAGCTTAAGTGGTCGGATGATAATCAACCCACCCGAAGTAATAAGTGGTTCAAGTCTATTCGCCACCGGTTCTTGGGGTACCACCGCCACCGGCGGCTCCGGAAAGTCGACTGTAACTGGAAGTTTCTCCTTCCCAGTCGGACTCCTACGCCTCTCGGCTTCCGATGGCGGACTTGCTGATTCTGCAAATGAAGCATATTGGGGATTCCAATCGACTCGAAGCCAAAACAGCACACGCCCAGATCGTAGTGCAGCTTCCATGAACCGTTTCTGGACTGCTACCTCAGTAGACGATCCAGTTAACAGCAGCGCTGTTGCCGGCATCGAATCCTTTTCATATGTCTTTACGTTGGATAATGTGAAGGCCACTGGTGATGGCGGCTATATGTATCAGTCAGGCTCGCGCCTTGCTGGCGCAAGCGTCACGAGCGCTTCTTACGGCGATTTGCTTAACTTGGGATATTCCCAGTTTACGGCGCCTGTTTGGGGCGGTGTCGACGGATGGGATATCACAAAGCCCGATCCTCTGTACAACACAGGCATGACGGATATTAGCAGTGTCAATGATCGCAATAGTTATGCATATAACACATACAAGCGTGCAATCGACACAGTTGCAGATCCAGAATCGTTGGACATGAACTTGTTGACGGCCCCTGGCTTGACTGTAGATGGCCTCACCGGACACATGATTGATATCTGCGGAGATCGTGCTGATGCGATGGCCCTCATTGATTTGCAAAATGTATATTTGCCAGCAGCCGAAGGACAGTATTCTTCTCGCTCTACTAAGGCATCTCGCGTTGCTACCACTCCCAAAGCCGCTGCTACAGCACTGCGTAATCGTAGAATCGATTCGAGCTATGGCGCCACGTTCTATCCTTGGGTTCAAACTCGGGATGCAAACACCGGCGTTTCAGTGTGGGCGCCCCCCACGGTTGCAATGCTCGGCGTTCTCGGTTCATCCGAGGCTAGCTCTGAACTGTGGTTTGCGCCTGCCGGATTTAATCGCGGTGGCTTAAGCGACGGTGCAGCCGGCATTCCGATTACGGGTGTCACAGAGAAGTTAACCTCGAAAGAGCGCGACACTCTTTATGATGCACGAATTAATCCAATTGCCTCCTTCCCCTCTAGTGGAATCGTGGTCTTTGGACAAAAGACACTTCAAGAGCGTCAATCGGCACTTGATCGAATCAATGTGCGTCGATTGGTGATTTACTTGAAGAAGCAAATTTCTATCATGTCAACCCAAATTCTCTTTGAGCAAAATGTTCAAGCAACATGGACACGCTTTAAGGGACTCATCGAGCCGTTCCTGGCTAACGTGGTGACACGATTTGGTATCACAGAATATAGGTTGGTCCTTGACGAATCTACCACCACACCTGATTTGGTGGACCAGAATATTCTGTACGCCAAAATTATGGTGAAGCCCGCGCGGTCCATTGAATACATTGCAATTGACTTCGTGATCGCTTCCACAGGAGCATCATTTGATGATTAAAATAAGTAGGAATTTTATTCCCGCTCACTATTTAACTTTGAAACCTCACAGGAGTAACTAAACCATGCCATTCTGGTCACAAAACCACACCGATAACCCTCAATTTAACGACCCTAAAAGAAAATTTAGATTTGTCGTTCGAATCGACGGCCTACAAGAAAATACCTTGTGGTACGCGAAAACGGCTAACAAGCCCTCTTTTCAAATTGCCGCACAAGAGCACAAATACCTAAACCATACTTTTTATTATCCTGGGTCGGTGACATGGCAAGAAGTAACAATTACATTGGTGGATCCAGTAGAGCCAGATGCTGCAGCAAGCTTTAATGATATTATTCAAGCTGGCGGGTATCACCCCCCTGCAAACCCTGCAGACTTGACCACAATGACTAAGGCCAGCGCCGCATCCGCACTAGGACAAGTAACGGTTGCACAGATTGACCACGAGGGCAACCCCTTAGAGACATGGACCCTGTGGAACGCTTTTATCACTGAGCTTACGTTTGGTGATTTAGAGTACGGCTCCGATGAGCTTACAGAGGTTACAATGAAGCTGCGCTACGATTGGGCTCAATTATCGACAGCTAGTCCTAGCGGCCGCGATGGCGCCAGCGCGAGTAGAACTGAATTCTACAACATTGGTAACCCCGAAACATCCTAAGATTTAAACAAGAGGTGAATATTGTCACGCAATAAAGACAGGCTGGGCACAGGCACACCACCTACAGATAACAGCCCCCCGCCCCAGCTATTACAACAAGAAACTCAGGGATTCTCATTTGTTGTCCCTACCGAGTTTGTAGAACTGCCCTCGGGCGGTCGATACTATCCTGAAGGACATCCCCTTCATGGTGCGGAGAGTATTGAAATTAAACAAATGACCGCAAAAGAAGAGGATATATTAACCTCTCGCACTCTTTTGAAAAAGGGTATTGCAATAGATCGAGTAATGCAGAGCTTAATTATGGATAATCGCGTCAATGCGGATGATATCCTTGTAGGCGACAGGAATGCAATTTTGATCGCCGTGCGCTCTTCAGCTTATGGAAATATCTATGAAACCAGAGTAAGCTGTCCAGCATGCGATTTGGCTCAAGATTATGCATTTGATCTAAATGAAGCAAACACCTTCACCGGAACTGAAAACGACGACAGTGACATTCTGAATGTTACTGACAATGAAAACGGCACCTTTAATGTGGTGTTACCTCGGACCCAAGTGACAGCCACATTTAGACTGTTAATTGGCCGAGATGAGAAAAACATTATCAACGCCGCCAAGAGCAAAACCAATTCTTCTTATGAAAAGGGGATAACGACACAATTACGCAATATGATTGTGGCAGCGAATGGCGACGATTCCTTACAGGCACGAAATTATTTGGTAGACAATATGCCCTCAATTGATTCACGACATTTGAGAATGGCATATAAAACTGTTGCACCAAATATCGATCTCACTCAAGAGTTCGTTTGTTGTGAATGTGGACATGATGAAATCATGGAGGTTCCGCTGACTGCGGACTTTTTTTGGCCTGACCGATGAATATATGCACAATGTCTACGAGGCATTTTTCTTCTTAAAGTATTCGGGTGGATGGTCTTTTTCCGAGGCTTACAACCTACCTGTGGGCTTGCGAACGTGGTTTGTAGAGCGCCTCGTCGAACAATTAAAGAAAGAAGCGGAAATGATTGAAAATGCCTCCAAGGGAGGCAACAATTCGGGGGCTCAAACGTTGAGTGCGTTCAATCAACCAACAGCGCCTCCCAATATAAAGTGACAGGGATCTATTCTTGTCACTTTTTTTGTGCAAACTAATTACTTAGTACAAATACGAGGGTTTACATTATGGCCACCCCAGGCGATATCACTCCAGAACAGCTAGAACGCCTTAGAGAGTTAAACAAACTGAAAGAGGAAGGCGCCGCCCTCACGCACACGGAAGCGAGCGAGTTGGCCAATATCAGGACTGCATATAGTAGTCTCGGCGGCGTGCTTACAAGCAATCGAGAAATCATTGCAGACATTGTCGCACAGCGCCGGCTAGAATCCTCTCTCCTCCGCGAACAGCAGGAACTTCTAGAGGCTGAAAAGGCGACTTATGACGCCATGACACCATCTTTTGATGCTCGAAGGGCTGCACACGAATCTGATATCGAAGCACTGAAAACTAAGATTGCATTCGAACAAGAACAATTGCGTCTCAAAACCTCAATGTCGGACGCCGACAAAGCAGACGCTCAAGAGAGAATTAAAGAGGCGCAAGATCTCATCAATGCGCGCAATAAAGAAGTAGAATCTCTTGGTCGAGCAGAGGCAACTATATCGAACGTTTTTGATGCCCAGCATGGGGTAGCCCTCGCAGCCCATGACTTCCGCGCGGCCCTTGACGCCGGCCAAGGATCCGCTTTCGCTCTCTCTAAGGCAATTGAAGCATCCAGCGGTATGTTTGATAGCATCCTCGGCTCCATTAAAGAAGTCGTCATGGAAGTCCACACGGCCGAATATGCGTTTAAGCGCGCTTTCCAAATGCCCGACGAGCTTAATGATCGCCTTGTTGAGAACTATAAATCGCTTAATCAATTTGGAGTCTCCATGGAGGAAGCTTCGGAGGCTACTGGCGAATTAATCAACAATGTAACTGATTTCACAATGGCATCGGCTGCACAACAAGATTCCTTGGTAAAAACGACTGCACTCTTGAACGAAGTTGGTGTAGCAGCAGGCGACGTCGCCGCCGGCGTTCAAGTCTCAATGAAGATGTTTGGACAATCAATTGGCGAAGCTGAGAACACTTCATTAGAACTCGCCGCAACAGCCCGCGCCCTCCAAGTCGTCCCTGGTCAGCTTGCTGCTGAATATGCCAAGATGGGCCCCGAACTGGCAAAGTTTGGACAAGAGGGAATCAAGACGTTTAAAGAGTTGTCGCGAATTCAAAAGCTTACAGGCATGGAAATGGGCAAAGTCCTGCAGATTGCCGGCAAATTCGACACTTTCGAAGATGCGGCGGAATCCACCGGAAAATTAAACGCAGCATTAGGCGGCAACTTTGTCAATGCGATGGACATGTTAATGGACACCGATCCGGTATCCAGATTTGATACGATTCGAGGCGCAATCGAAGACGCTGGTCTCTCGTTCGACACAATGAGTTACTATCAGAAGCAATTCTATACCGAAGCTCTCGGACTTTCCGAGGTGGGTGATTTGGCGCTTATGCTCTCAGGTCGAACGGACTTGATGACAGACGCTACTAATAAATCCGCCGAATCTTATGAACAACAAGCCGAGCGAGCCAAAGCAGTGCAGGATATCCAAGATAAAATGCGCATTATTTTAGCAGAGAATGCTGAATCGTTCATACACCTTGCAGAGGTAGCTGCAGGTTTCTTAACCTTCCTTGCAGATAACATGTGGATCATAAAGACTTTAACCGTTGTTTTGGGAACTCTCAAAGTCGCGCAAATAGGATTAACGATAGCCAATACTTCTCTGGCAGTAACGGAGGCAGCATTGAACACGACTATTTCCGCCGGCGGCAAGGCGAGAACAAAACAAGTCTTTACGATCATGGCGATAGCGGCCGCCCTTTTCTTGCTAGGAAAAGCTTTTATTATCGAATCACCGTCTAAATTGGTATTAACAGTGATCGCCTTTGCTGGCGCATTACGCCTTATGTCTGTAGTCGCCGGCCCAGCCATTCCGACATTAAACGCCTTAGCTGGTACTTTATACAATTTAGGAGCGGGCTTAATGACTGTCGCGATACCTTTTGCGATCATCGGAGGCATTGTTGCCATTGTGGCTCTTTCTATAGGTATTATGGCAAAGGGTTTCGCCGCTTTGTTTGAAGCCATCAATATTGAAAAAGCAGTGGCTTTCGGAGCTTTTGTGGCAGCGCTAGCTCTTGGGGCGCCCTACATGGTGGTGGCAGGTATCGGTTTGGCGGCCATGGCAGTTGGAATGGGAGCATTAGCCTTTTCGCTTGCTTTCATTAAAACGAAAGATCTTGTTGCGATTGCAACTTTTTCGGAATCACTTGCTAGCGTGTCTGCAGGACAGTTATTAGAAGTAGCCATAGCTATGAGGGCGGTGGCTAAAGCAATGGATGATATTCCCGTTAAAAAGTCAATCACTCTTCGCACCGTGCTTGACCGTGTCACAGCATCTGCAACAGCAGTCAGAGCCGCCGGAGGAGCCCAAGCTTTTGGCGCCGCAGCTGGTGGTGGTGGCGCCCTTGGACAAGGTGGGGGTGGTACCGCCTCTCGCCCGAGGCCTCAAAATGTGACTGTTAAATTAGAATTAGACGGTAAAGTTTTGGCAGAGAAGGTAGTTAAGATCATGGGAGAGGAATACAAGCCCATTTTCGCAGGACAAGGATAATAATACATGAGCGACGACCCTAACAACACCAAGCCACGCAAGGCAATTGAATCTCCATATTTTAATGCTGATAAATTGGAAACTGAGCGTACCTTAGATCCGCGCGGAAGAATGTTCGCTGACGGATCCGATGCGCTAGGTAACAAGGGCTACGTTGTTGATTTTGTGCATGTTCCATCAGGAAGGCGCCTTTTCTTTAAAGCATTTATGTCGGCGTATAACGAAACCTTTTCGCCCGAATGGTCAGAAGAAACAGTATATGGGCGCATGGATCCTATCCACCAATTCAAAAATACAACAAGAACCATCACAGTTGCATTGAAAATACCCGCAGCTTCCGAAGGCGAGGCTTATGAAAATTTGGCCAAAGTTCAAGCCTTAACTCAGTTTCTTTATCCAAATTATGTGAATAAACACAATGCCAACACCATCGCCCAATCTCCCTTGATTCGATTTGGCTTAATGAACTTAGCTCGGGGAGTACACCGTGGTGCCGGCCTTTCCGACACCTACAGCAAACCCCGAAAAATAAGCAATTTTGAGAAGTCAGGATTACTAGGCGTATTGACGTCTTTAACAATTAATCACAATTTAGATAGTGAAGTAGGGATCATAGAGCGCGGCACACAGACCAGGGCGTCCGGCGAAAAAATGCGCGACCGCCAAAGCCATGGCGGCATATTACCCAAATTAATCGAAATCAATTTTGATTTTAAGGTTATTCACGAGCATCCTCTTGGATGGTCTATGGAAGAAGACTCCGAAGACTTGCAGTTTTCC